ATTCCTATACTATTACAGCAACTTGGAATAATGGAGGTTATAATTTTGTAACAGCATCTATATTTACAGGTTCAGTATTATTAGCTGCTTCATCTGGTAGTGGTACATCTTTATCAACAAATTTAACTACAACCGGATCACATGCTTATTCAGTTCAATATACTGCTAGTTCTCCTTTAGACGGTAGTATATTTACAGATAGTGATACAGTATCAGCTAACTTATCTAAAACTAACCCAGGTAATCCTTCCATTTCAGATACTGCAACTATACAGTTAGGAGATAGTAGTAATCAATTAGAGCAAGGAGCAACTGGATCGATAGCATTTACAGCTTCTTATGGAAGTTCAAACGACTGGGAACAAGTTTCTTTAATAATGAGTGCAGCTGCTGCTCCTACTACTAATCCTGGTACATTGAATGTTACTGGATCATTAACAGGATCATCTAGCTTTACTTTATTTGCTTCTGCATCATATAGATCACCAGCAGGAGAAAATGATCCTCAATTATTTGTATCTAGGACTAATACTACTACGTTTACTAAGATAAGAAGTTTAAGACATGGAGCATCTGCAACAGCAGCATTTACTCAAGCACAGTACGAAGATTTAGGTAGTTGGGATACTACTTTAAATGGTGATATAGGTACTATTGTAAAAGGTGATACTAACCCAGTAGGTAATACTATATCTATTACTTGGTCAGGAGATAAGTATCATTATATAGTATATGATGGTTCAAGATCTGATTTGAGTGGAATAGCAACTAGTGGATTTGCAGTTTTAGGACAGTTTACTAAAACTACTGTAGGAGACTATAAGGTTTATAGAACAACTGCTTTGCAAGCAGGGGGCGGTGGAACAACAATTGAATATGTATTAAGTTAATAGATTATGGCAATAACTTTACCAGGAGGATTTAGTATAACAAATAACGAACCAGCAGATGCTAGGATTGCCGTAGCTACTAGTGCATCAAGGTTAACTTTATCTACAGCTAATGTATATGAAGGTTTATTGTCATTTGAACAAAGTACCGATCAATTATTTGTTTTAAAAGATGCAACAGCTCCTAGTTCAACAGGTTCATGGGAGGTAATAAACATATTTACTATTACCGGTTCTCAATACAATTCTCAATATAGTATAGGAATAACCGGTTCACTAAACGTATCTAACTCTTTAGTAGTTACAGGAGATGCAACAATTTCTGGAGATGCTACTATCTCAGGAGACTTAAAAGTAAGCGGAACATCTTCTGCAGTAAATACTACTAACTTAACCGTTACTGATAAATTTATATTAGTAAATTCAGGTTCAAATACAGCATCTGATAACTCAGGTTTAATATTTGGTGGATCTGAAGGAGCATTATATTCTGGATCATCTTTATTCTGGAATGGATCATTTAATAGCAATGACGGTAGAGTTGCAGTTGCAAGCGGAGTAGCATCTACAGCTACTACAGCAACACCTGCTTATTACATGGCAGGAGTAATATCAGGTTCTGAAAATGAAGCTACAGGCTCACAAGTAGATCACTACGGAAATATAAGAATTGACGGCGGAGATATCTATATCTACGTATAAGCAGGCACACATTTTAAGTTTGAAAGAAGGCACAGAAGTGCCTTTTTTTTGGAATTTAGCATTATTTTTATTATATTATTAGTACTATTTATATTAGAAGCTTTATTGGCCCGAAAGGGAAGTGGGCTCTCAATAATGAGTAACCAACCGTAAAACTAAAAATTATGCCGAATTGGAAAAAACTGATTACTTCGGGATCACATGCATCCCTAAGTTCTGTTACCGGATCTGTTCTTCTTTCCGGTGATTTACAAGCAAATTCAAATAATATCTTAGGAGTAGCAAAAGTTGGAGCAGCCTCTAACGACGAATATTTAGACTTCGGAACTGATGCAATGATTAAAGTTGCAATAGATAATGTCGAAGACTTTAGATTTGTAGATGGAGGAACGTTTCATGCTAATGCTGATGTAGTTGCATTTTCTTCTACTGTAGCATCAGATGAAAAGTTGAAAACTAATATAGTTAGTAGTAAATATGGTTTAGATGATATATTGAAATTAGACGGAAAAGAGTTTGATTGGAAAAAACATTTAAATCAAAAGCATGATATAGGATTCATTGCACAAGACGTTCAAAAAGTAATACCAGAATTAGTAAAAGAGGTAGACGGATTGAATGGAGATGAATCTCATCTTGCTGTAGACTATGCTAAACTAGTTCCTGTTTTAGTAAATGCTATCAAGGAATTAAAGAATGAAATAGAGGAAATAAAAAATAAATAAGTTATATTATGGGTTTTATAATAAATGCAGATCTTGAGACAAGTCAAGGACCTACTCAAGAGTTATACATCAGAGTTGAAGGATTTTCTTTCAACAAGGTTACAGCGGAATTAGGTTTCCAAATAACCTATTGGATAGATAGAGAACATGCTATTAAGCATAATAGAGTTTATCTTGAACAAGAGGTTAAACCAATGGTGGGATTAGTACAAAATAAAATGATGTACTATGAACAGCCAGAATATGATGGAGAAGAAATAGAATTTAAACATTACCTTAAAGTAAATGTTGCTGAAGAAAGAGAAGTTGAAATACCAATTTTTGAAATGAAAGAAGTAACTGAAGAAGTTCCTTATGTTAGTTTCGATGAAAATGGAGATGAAGTAATAAAACATAGAAAGGTAATAAAAGAAAAGAAAGTAGAAACTGGTACTTATAAAGAAGTAAAAAGTGTAATAGATTTGAAAGCATTCGATAACATATACGGATACTGTTATAAAAGATTATACGAACATTTAACTGATATAGTACCTAAAGATAAAATTGAAACAGTAAAGTAAACAATGGCTAGATTTACCTACGGTACAGGAGATATAAGTTATAGTACGTTTCCGTCTTGGTCAAATGCAATAGCATCTAACCCGGCAGCTACTAATATATCTGCTTCTACAGCATTTAGCGATTATCATCCTTCCCAAAGCTTTTCAGGATCAAATATACAAGTTACTAGCTTAACTGGTAGTAGTGTATTTTATGGTTCGATAGTTGCAGGTCCTGGTGGTAATGTAGAAGTAACTGCTCCGTATACTGCAGGTTCATCTAATAATATTACAGTTAAAAATTTAAATATTACAGCTACATCAATAACATGTGTTGCAACTCCTTCTTATCCTGCTACATTTGATTCATGGAGAACAGGAGCTAGTGGTAGTGGTGCTTCTATTAGTACTAATGCTACTTTAACTATTACAGATGGAGCAGTAGCAGATCATGAAACTTATTTTGCTTACTTTACTTAATAAGTAGTTTTAAATTGTTATGAAAATAATTTGGGTTTTAGAAAATATAAGGAAACGAAAAGATTTCTATAGTAGACTTCATACTTTACTCTTACTTTGCTCGGTTAAACTTTGGAAGAAGTTTTATCCTAATGATAATTGTGTATTATACTGTGATAAAATTACGAAAGAATTTTTAATAGATTTAAAAGTAGAATGCTTTTGGAATGAAATTATTTTATTAGAAGATAAAAAATCTATAGATAAAAAAACGTTTTGGGCAGCTTCTAAATTAGAAGTCTTATCTTTACAAAAAGAACCGGTAATAATTTTAGATAATGACTTATTAGTATATTTTCCTATTAAACAGTTTTTCGATAATAAATCAGTTTATTTTCATCACTATGAAAACGGTAAAGGGTACTATCCTGGTACATTAGATAAGTACGTAAAACAGTTAAGCTATAAAGCTAGATGGCAAACCGAATCAGTTAACGTTAGTATTTTAAATTTACCTGATTATAAGTTTACTAATGAATATGCTAATCTCAGCCTAAAAATTATGGAAGAATTTACTGCAATGAGAGTTCCTCACTCTCAATATTTAATATTTGCTGAGCAATTACTATTAAAACATTTGTTAGATAAAAATAATATTAAACATAAAAGTATAATTTCTACATATTGGAACTGTAAAGACTGGGAATGGGGTGAGGATAACGATAAAGGAATATGGAATATAAATGAATCAGGAAGATACCTTAAACATTACGGTCCTGAAAAAGGTTGGTTAGTAGATAACAAATCAGGATACGACTATAAAAATGAAATAAAACACTTGGAAAATTGCTTAAATTTTCCTATATTAGATTTATCTAAGATAAAAAGATTATAATGAGTATTTTAGACAAAGAGTATATCAGACAGTTTATAACTAATGACGTAAAATTAGAGAAAGACTTAAATGATAAGGAAATAAAAAAATTTGAACCAGTAAAGTATAGATGGACTCATGGAGCTTCTGATTACGATTTAGGAGATGGATTACTCCTTTACAGTATAATTCAATTAATGAGATATAAAACCTGTGTTTGTTTAGGATCAGGTGGAGGATTTATTCCACGTATAATGACACAAGCAAGATTAGATTTACATGGTCAAGGAATTTATCAAGGAAGTGATGATTATAATCACGGAGATATTGGAGTTACGTTTTTAGTAGATGCAGCTAATGGAGTAGGAGGAGAAATAAATTATAAAGAAAAAGATAATTTTTTTAGATATCAATTTGTACCTAGATTTATTAACGATACTACAGAAAATGCTTATTACAACTTTTTTGTAAAACAAGATATAAAAATAGACCTACTTCATATAGACGCAGGCCATTCATATGAAGACGTAAAAAAAGATTTTGAATTATATTCTAATATTATCAGCGATAACGGAATCATATCAATACATGATACTGATGAAAACTTTCAAAAAGAATTAATAATTACTGAAGATGAAAAAGAATATTATGAATTTTTTGATGGTCCTCCTAAATTTATTAAAGAAATAGGTCCTGAATGGAAACAGTTTAATTTTTTTAATAACGGTAATTATCCTTCTAAACCAAGTTCAACCGGTATAACTTTATTACAACGTGCTTAATTTAATAACTGTCGTAGGAAGAAATACTCATATACTACCTCATATGTTGAAACATTATGAGAACATGGTAGATAAAATATACGTAGTCGTATATAGACAAGATACCAATGATGGTATATTAGAAGAAATAGAAGAATTAGGTATAGAACCTTTCTGGGTTACCACAGATAAAAAATACCATTGGGAAAGAGTAACCGATTTATACAATACAGTAAGAGCTCAGAAACCCAACGACTGGTGGATAATATCTGATGATGATGAGCTACAATGTTATCCTACGGACTTAGAGTATATAATCAAACAATGTAATAGAAGTGGATATTCCTTTGTTTCTGGAGGTTTCATTGATAGGATAGGTAAAGATGGTACTTTTCCTAAAGTTGAGAGAGATACTAATATTTACAAAGAATTCCCTTTAGGAGGTTTTTTTAGATATCCAATGTCGGGAGCCTGTCCTAATAAAGTAACATTAGCTAAAGGAAATCAAAAAGTAACACCGGGACAACATTATGCTTTATTTGATAACGGAAAAAATAGTTGGGGAACTTATCATCCTAAAAGATTCCCTATAGAAGAATGTTTTACTCAAGTACATCATTTTAAATGGGATAGTACTTGTATACAAAGAATAAAAGAAGTTGCTGATAATAATCAAGAATATTCGTATTCTGATGAGTACAGAGTTATGTACGAAGCAATTAAGAACTATGATTGGAAAATTAATATAGAAAAAAAAGACTTTTTAGTTGAAAGTTTGAAAAATTTTAACTATATTAGTTATAACGATTATAGTAATTGGAGTAAATTAATAAGTTTAATCACTAAAATTTAAATTATGGCTACAAGAGTATCTGGAAAAGACGATGCTGCACAACTTGAAGAAAGAAAAGTTAAAGCATTAGAAAAGATCGCCGCTTCTGTTGACGCCTTAGCTTATTGGTTCGAAGATATCGATAAGACTGAGTGGAGTGAAAGAATGCAGTGGTATTTAACGGAGTACTACGAAAAGTACGTTGCTAAAGGAGAGTAAGAGTGGAAAGATTAGCTATCATAGTTCCTTATAGAAAAAGGCATGAGCAGTTAGAAAAATTCACAACTTACATACAGCAATATTTACAGAATAGGAAGTATGATTACTACCTAGTAGTAGTAGAACAAGATGACGATAAACCGTTTAATCGAGGGAAACTACTTAATATAGGCTTTCAAGAAGCACAAAGAAGACGATGTGATTATATCGTATTTCATGATATTGACATGCTTCCTATAGATGTAAACTATGCTTACTTAGATTATCCTGTTCATCTAGCTACCGATAATTTACCTTTCGAGGAATATTTCGGCGGCATTACTTTATTTCCTACACCTGATTTTGAAAGAATTAATGGTTTTTCAAATAATTATTGGGGTTGGGGATTTGAAGACGATGACCTTATGTATAGATGTATTAAGAATAATCTAAAATTAAATACTATAAGAAAAGAAATAGTAACTCCTCCTAGAACTGATTTAAAGTTTAACGGAGCAAATGCTTATATTGAATTATTAAATCCTATAGATGTTAAAAATTCATTCTCTATTCTTATAGATTTTATACCTGAAAAGAATTTCTTTAATCATAGAGCCGATTCTGATAAGTTTAGTTTATTCAGCATACCTGGATATGACTTCTCTATATCTTATACTTCATTTAATAGATACAAATTGGAGTATTTTGATTCGCTTAATGGTTATCATCAAATATTTTCGAATATTAGCAATATAAAGAATTTACCTACTAAAATTTTTGTTACTTATAATAAGTCTGAAGGAAACTTATATTTTTATTTAAATAATAAATTAGTCGGTAAAAAAGAAGTATCTCAAAACTTTTTTAATTATAACGAAGAATCAAAAGCATATATAGGCTCTAGTAAAGGAACTGAAAGTTTTTTTAAAGGAACTTTAAATAATATTGCTTTTTATAAAAGTTATTTAAATAAATCACAGCTTAATAGTATTTATGAAAACAAGCATTATAGTTTATCTCAAGAGTTTGAAGATTATAAAGATGCTCACTACTTAACTACTTATTATGATACTAAATTTGTAAAAGATTATAAAACTATAGATCTATCTGGTAATAATAATCTTGGTAAAATTTATAATTGTGAAATAGTAAAAAGTGAACTTAAATTAAGAGATACACAATTTATACCGTATAGAAGAGTAAGCAAAATAAAACACTTACAGCATGATAGTAATGGATTCGAAAACGGTAACTGGAAGGATAAAATGACTAGATGGAATCAGTTAAAATTTCACAATGAAGTTTCTAAAGGATTCCACGATATTAAAAAAGATGGATTGAATTCTTTAGAGTTTAAATTACTAGACAGATCTGTAAAAGGAAAATATATTCATCTTAAAACTGAATTATGAAATTAGGAGTTTGCGTACCATATAGAAATAGAGAGCTTCATATGCATGAGTTTATTCCTAAAGTAGGTAAATATCTCAAAAGTAGAAATATAGATTTTCAAATGTATTTTTGTCATCAAGTAGATGATAAATTATTTAACAGAGGAGCTACAAAAAATATAGCTGCTAAACATGCTTTTGAAGAAGGATGCGATTATATAGTATGGCATGATATAGATATGATACCTGAAGAAGGAGGAGGAGCTGATTATTCTTTTCCTACCGAACATCCAAGGCATATTGCAACTAAAATATCTCAAATGGATTATAAACTAAAGTATCACGAATATTTCGGTGGTGCGGTAGTATTTTCTAAAGAACAGGTTGAAAAAACTAATGGGTATTCTAACGACTATTGGGATTGGGGGATGGAAGATGATGATTTATTTTGGAGATGTTATAAAGAAGGATATACTAACGATACATATTTATTACAAAAGGCTATCAAACAAAAATATTTATCTTTTAACGGTTGCGATTCTACAGTAAAAATACCTTATACTAGAGATATAAAAAATATACCTTCTAGATCTCATACCATTTCATTATTATGTAGAGCATATCAAATGCCTGACAAACAGAATATTCATCTGATTGGGGACAATGAAGCTAAATACGTAGAGTTTCCTATTTTAAGAGTACCAGGTTATGATTACGGTATATCTTTTAATAATTCAAGAGCTTTATCATTACAGTTTTGGAATATGTTTCATCAACATAACTATATGTGGGTAAAAAGATATGATGATCAATGGTCGTGGATTACAGTAGTTATAGATGATATAAGTAAACAAGCTCACTTTTACCTAAACGGTACTGAAGTAGATTCTAAAGGAGGGTACGGTAGTCCATCTCCATTAGAGTTTAATGGGAGATTATTAAAGTATGATTCTAAACATATATATTTAGGTTCTTCATTAAATGAAAAAGACGGTAGCCCTGCTAAGTTTTTTAAAGGCGATATAGCAAGAGTATATGGTTGGAATAGAGCATTATCTCCAACAGAAGTAGCTAACTTACATAAAGAGCTACCTTTAGACGATATTGCTATCAATACTAATTTTAATAACGGTATTCCCTCAGATTACATAATTGAAAATACTGAGGTAAAAGAAGAAGAAATAAAAATACCTAATTCTATTCTACCTCATAGAGTAGAGGGTAAAATGAGATGTTTACCTCATAAAGATGAAGGTTTAGTAAACGGTAAGTGGGCTAAAGGAGAAACTACTGCTGCTAATGAAAGAAGATACGTTTTAAAAATGCAGCAAGATAAATTAAACTATAAAGAAGATGGTATCAAGCAAGTAAAGTATGAGTTTATTAAAGAGACGAAATTTACTCCTTGGGCTAAAATGATAGATATAAAATTATGACAGCTGAAACTTCAAAAATTTCATTTACTAACCCTGATTATTTAAATACTAAGAAAAAATTAGATAAGGTAGGGTGTGGTATGTGTCTTGCTAAATGGACCCAAGTTACTATTCATTTACAGATGGGACAAACACATTCATGTCACCACCCTTCTACCCATCACATACCGGTAGGAGAATTAAAAAGAAATCCTTCAGCATTACATAATACCTTATACAAAAAGCAGAAAAGAAAAGAAATGCTTGAAGGTAAAAGACCTGCAGAATGTGATTACTGTTGGAATGTAGAAGATAATTCTGAAAGATTTTCTGATAGAGTTTTTAAGTCTAATGAAAGCTGGTCAGCACCTCATTATGATGAAATAGTAAATTTAGGATGGAGACAAGATTTTAACCCCCGTTATGTAGAAGTAGCTTTTTCCAATAACTGTAACTTTAAATGTTCATATTGCGGCCCTTCTTTCTCCTCCGCTTGGGTCCAAGAAGCAAAAGAACACGGTCCATATCCAACTGATGATAAATTTAATGATATAGAATATTTAAAAGCTAATAAAAAAATGCCTATACACCATAAAGAGTATAATCCTTATGTAGAAGCATTTTGGAAATGGTGGCCTGAATTGTATAGAGATTTACATACATTTAGAATCACAGGAGGAGAACCTCTTATGGCTAAAGATACTTGGAAAGTATTAGATTATGTTATTAATGAACCTGATCCTAATAAAAACTTAAACTTAGCTATCAACTCTAATTTAGGTATTAATGATAAGTTAGTTGATAGATTTATAGAAAAAATAAAAAGAATAGAAGATGAAGATAGAGTAAAAGAATTTATTATTTTTACATCTGTAGACGGTTGGGGAGAACAAGCTGAATATATCAGAAACGGTTTAGAGTTTAATAGATTTTGGGATAATATGAATAAGATATTAACTGCTTGTCCTAGAGTAAATTTAACTATTATGTCTACGTTTAATGGCTTATCGGTTCCTAGCTATAGAAAATTAATTGACGGAGTTTATACCTTAAAGCAAAACTATACCTCAACTGATAGATATTGGGCTTCAGCTGTATTTTTAGATTCTTCTTACTTAAGATTTCCTACTCATCAAACTTTACAAGTAATTCCTTCAGTATGGGCTAATGAAGTTCTTTCTTTTGCTCAACATGCTGATTATTTAGGTATACCAAAGTTTGATAATAAATTAGTAGGTTACTCTGACGTAGAAATTCAAAAATTAAAAAGAGCTTATGACTGGATGGTATCTCCTAGAGATCCTGAAAAACTATTAAGACAAAGATCTAATTTTGGAAGATATTTTCAAGCTCATGATCAAAGAAGAGGAACTGACTTTAAAAAGACTTTTCCGGAATTAGCTGATTTTTATGATTATACTTTAACAATTTAAAATGAAAATAGGTTTTGATAATTCGTACTTGTTTCCTGCAGGGAATAAAAATGGTTTAGTAAGAAATGAACCAGATGCTATATGGACTAAAGACTGTACTGCTATGGTTAGATTTAAACCTGATAATGATAAATTTATAGAAGAATTAGGAGATGAATGGAGAAAAGCTGGCTGTGTTGTAGGTAAAAATGGAAAACATATTGGTATATTTTATGCAGTTGGTAAATCAGGAGAAGAAGTAAGACACTTTATTGAATTTGAATATTGGTGCTTTAACGAAGAAAAAGGCGATGATGATATTAAAGCTATGGTATTTGATGTTACTGATATTAAAGATAATGAATATTTTGATGTAGTAGTAAAGAGAAGAGGTAATAAATTTATTTTTAGATTAAACGGCGAAGAGAAAGAAGAAGTAGTAGAAAAATTAACTGATTATAGTTATAGTTTTTTATGGATTGGCGCTGCTACTAGAGTTAATCCTGATCATAACGAAGTATTTTACGGAGATATACATAAGATGCATATTCAGTATGGTCTAACACCAGAAAGAGATATAGAATTATTTTTTGATAATTATGAAGAATTTAATGATAAAACTAAATCATTAACTAATAAAGAAAATATTTTTACCTCCGATTTTAAAAATACCACTCAGTACAAGATATTAGATCAATCATTAAATGGTAATCACCCAATAAGGTATAGTAAAGAATGGTTAGATTAAATTTTAAAACTTTATATGCTAACGGTGATAGTTGGACAGCAGGAGATATAGTAGATCCTGATTTATTTGGAGATGATTTATCTAAAGTAAATGATCCTAAAAATAAACCTTATAGACTTCCTAGAGTATGGCCTCATAAAATAGGTGCTGAATTAGGCGTAGAAGTTATAAATAATAGTCATGCAGGCGGTTCAAATGATAGGATATTTAGAAGCACAGTTAACGATATACTTGGGCTACTTAAAAATAATAAACCTGAAGATTTATTAGTAGTGATTGGTTGGTCTTCTCCTGAAAGAAAAGATTTCTTTTATAAATGGCATAGTAAAGACGGAGGTGAATGGGAATGTCTATACCCAGCTGAGCTAGATCATTGGACTTCTGAAAGGAAAGAATTAATAGATTTTTATAAATTATATGTAAGGAATCATTGGCATGCAGAAGAATTTATTACTAGACACTGTATACATAATATTTCATTACATTATTTTTTAAAATCATTAAATATTAAACATATATTCTTTAATAGTTTTTATGAGAATAAAGATGAAGTACTTGATAAAGATTCACACCAGTTATTAGAGTCACCTAAGTTTGAAAAATATATTTCTAATTTTTGTGATGATACCGAATTAAATACTTTAAAAAGATTAGAAATAAATAATATTTTAAAAGAATATAATAACGTATATAAGAATGTATTTTTTAAAGAATCTTTTATATCATTTTTATTATCGTTAGATATAAAAGAAGAAATATTAAATTATCATCCAACTGAAAAAGGGCATGAATTATGGGCAAATAATTTAAGTAAATTTATTAGTAGTAAGTATGAATTATAAAGATTTGTATATTAACGGCTGTAGTTTTACTAAAGGTCATACTTTAAAACCTATAGATACATGGCCTGTAAAATTATCTAATCATTTAAATTTAAGATTAATTAATCATTCAAAAAACGCACAAGGATTAGAATCAATAGTTTACAATACTGTAGCTCATTTAAGTGAATTAGATCCTAAAGAAACTTTAGTAGTAGTAGGGTTTACCTGGTTAGATAGGTACTTAGTACAGGCTTTTGGTTATAACTTTACATTAACAGGTGGAGATTTAGCTGCAGAAAGGACCGAATGGGGACATAGAATAGGAGAAAGAGCATCATCTCCTTTTAGTATTTATGAACATTATATTAAAAAAAATGAAAATTATTTTAGCGACAAAATTAGAAAAAGACTTAACCATCTATTAACTAAGTATAGAGAATTTATAAAAGCATCGATTACTACCGATCCTAAGTATATGGAACATATTCAACTGAAAAGTGTTTCTTTAAAAATTATGCTTCAATCATTTTTAAAAGATAATAATTTTAATTATAGGTTTATAGATTTTGCTGCAGATTCAGGTTTATATACTCATATTTTAGATACTAATCCTAATATAAAAAATAAATTAGATTATAGTAAAATAGTAGGTGTAGATTATAAAAAGTTTTGCGGTAACCATCAAGATGGTCATCCAACAGCTGAATGCTGTACTTATTTAGCTGAAATGATACAAAAAGAGTTTAAATTATGATTAGCTTAGAAGATAATTTTAATCAAGTTAGTTTACATAATCCTTCTAAGGAGATTCTTTCTATCTATCAAGGTATAGAAGAAATACAAGAATATGATCCTCGAGGTTATAAAATGGTTAGACCTTTATTTTCTCATTCTGATTTTCCTAGATTTTTAGGAGTTGATAAAGTAAAGTATAATGAATTTAATTGGGATGAAAAATTTATTTACCCTGTAGTATTACACCATAATAACGAATTAGCAGCTAAATACATCAGTTTATTACCAGTAAAAATAATTGAAAAAATACGCTCTAAACAATGCAAACTTATTTTAGATAATACTATGGAAGGAGATAGAGTTAGTAGCTTCTACACCGAATTATACAGTTCTATAGATAGATTAAAACTACCAGCTTCTCAGATATATTACGTTACTAATAGTTTAGTAGCTGAACTAGAACATGAAAAATGGAAAACAGCTAATAAGAGAGCTAGTAATAATATTAATGTTATATCTTTTATGTATAATGTAATGGATGTTCAACGTTTAAAAAAGCTAGGACATTTACCTGACAAAGTAAATATAGAAGAAGAAATACAGTATAAAAGAGACAATTTTATTAATATAAAAGAATTTTTAAAAGTAAATAGAACTGGTAGACCTGAGCGTAATTTATTAATGTTCTATATTAATAAGAATAAATTATATGATAAATTTAATTTAAGTTTTCCTGATCTTCCCGATTATAATTACCCTAATATAAACTTTGGAGATCTGCTATCAGCTGAAAATATAAAACAAGTAAAAGATAAATGTCCATTTGATATAGATTCTACCGATAGTACTAACCATGGAGAACCTGGTTTTGGTGAAGGTAAGTTTAATGCTGATCTACCTTTTCAACCTTTACATTATAGGAATAGTTTAATTAGTGTAGTTATGTGTGCTTTTCCTTTTGTAGAAAATGCCTGTCATTTACATAGTTCTACTTTTAATCCTATATATTGTGGTCATCCTGTTATACAGTTTGGTCCTTACAAGCATTTAGAAATATTAAAAAGTAATGGATTCAAAACTTTCGATAAATGGTGGGATGAAGATTACGATAATTTAACTGAAGGTTGGGATAGATTTAAAGGAGTATTAAGAAATATAGATGAGTTAAACAAGAAATCTAAAAAAGAGCTGTTTGACATGTATGTAGATATGAAAGATGTCTTGCAGCATAACTCTGATTTAATTCAAAACTATAACGGTAAAAACTTATTAAGAAAAAGAATTTTAGATGAATAGTGATTTTTATAACGGTAAGTACACTATAAGCGGTGATATAGATAATATAGATATACCATTTAATTTTGATGTATATGATGGAGATTATAACTCAATTTATATGCAAATAAAAGAATATGAGTTAAATAACGATGAATACTATAACGGACATCTTATAGTAAAAGATAAAAATAAGTTAAAAAACATAAATTTAGATAATATACAACAGTATGAGCTTACTCCTAATAATATTTACTTTTGCAAAGTAGTACATGATGGCATAGACTCAGCTTGTACTGTTAACGATAGTTTAATTTTATGTAGTTCGTGGGTTCTACCATTTGTAGTTAATGAACATAGAACTACTAATTCACTTTATGGTGATATGGCTTGCCATAGAATAGAAATGAAAGAGTTATATAATGAGGATAGCAGTTTGTATTAGCGGTCAGTTGAGAAAATGGAAGGTAGGTCATCATAACCAAAAATGGTTCTGGTCTACTGCTAATTACCCTGATGTACAGGTAGATTACTTTGGTCATACCTGGACATATAGTGGTGATAGACATGGAGTATCACAACCTTATATCAATAGAGACGTTAATGAAGAGGAGTTTTTAGAGTTCGCTAATGCTTTTAAGTTTAAGAAAGTCTTATTCGACGATAGGAGAACTACTTTTTTTTATAATAACGATCATTGGAGTAGTTTGTTTTATAGTTTAAGTAAATCGTTAATGTTAAAAAGAGAGTATGAAATTGAAAATAACTTTACTTATGATGTGGTAGTTAAATCTAGACCAGATGTAGTATTCGATCCAGGTAAACATTTTGAAATACCTCATTTGTTCGATAACTGTATACACTCTACTCATGGCGGTACTATGTCTATGGAATTTAATAAATTTAATTTTAATGATTGTGTGTTTTTAGGAAATTCATATACTATGGACTTACTAACTAATCTTTATTTTTATAGACAAGCAGGTATTAACGAAAATACCAAAGGTAATAAAAATATTCATCCTATAGGACCTGGTACTTTGATGATGGATTATTTTAGTGAATATGGAATTACTCCGTTTTTTGATTTATATTTTCAAGAAACGTTATTAAAAGAAGGATGTCCTGAAGGATTAAACTTATTTGATAGAACTGATTTTAATAAAATGAATCAATACTTTAGAGAGTGGTATACTAAATGAAAAAGAAAATAGGTTTTTTTGTCTGTTCTAACGGATTAGGACATTTTAGCAGGGTATTACAAATATCCAAATATCTAACATCAGATTTTGATATAGATATTTACTGCGAAAAATTTCAATATGAAAAATTTAAACCTAATTTAAATGTTAATTTTAATTTTTATAAAATTAGTAATATAAGATGGGATGAAGCATTAATTAAAAATGAAGTAAACTTTGAAAGATATTTAAAATGGTGTACTTTATATGGTCCTGCTACTTTAAAATACGATATAGTAGTAAGTGATAATTTAGTAGGTTTAGCAAGATTTAGAAACGATATAATACTTTCAGGTTCGTTTTTATGGAAAGATGTTTTTTTAAGTAAGTTTAAAGAAAATAAAATTACTGACTATGATAATGAATTACTAACTAAATTTAACCCTTTAGTTATTACAAATAAGTATGTAGAAACTGGATCATTAAAAAATTATAATAATAAAAAAAGTTTTGGTTGGGGATGTTCAATTAAGAAAATGCAAACTTGGGATAAGGCAAAAAAATTAGTTTTAGCTCAACCAAGTTTAAATTATTTAGAATCCTATAATGTATTTTTAAATAAACTAAATACAATTCCTCTTGGTTTTAAAATTGAAACTAGTGTTCATAAAACAGCTAATTGCTGCTTTGTAATTAGACCAGGGGTTGGAATGCTGACACATTGTATAGAAAACTATATACCTATAATAGCTTTATACGATAATAAAGATTCTAATGAAATAATAGAGTTAGCTAAAAAAGTAGATAAATTAGGTATAGGATTTTCTCATAATGTGAATAAGAGTTTTAATATTAAAAAGTTAGTTAATAATACTAGTAACGATATTTATAATAGAGTATCATTCGAAAAAGAAGGTTATAAAAATATAGCACAGTATATAAAAGGATTATAGTTATGAAAATAGGAGTTATAGGAGTTGGCGTTGTTGGTTCAGCAATCGAACAAGGTTTTAGAGATTTAGGTCATATAGTAAAAACTCACGATATAAAATTCAATACTAAAATTGATAATGTATTAGATACTAAAATAGTATTCCTATGTTTACCTACTAATCCTGATAGGAGAGGGGAATGCAATACTAAAGCTATTTTTCAAGTAGTAAGAAGATTAAATCATCTTAGATATAAAGGTATTATAGCTATAAAATCAACTATCATACCAGGTACATATGCTGAACTAAAAAAAGAATTCGATGAGGAAAGAATGTGCCATGTACCTGAATTTTTAAGAGAAAAATTTGCTTATGAAGATTTTACTGAAAATCACAACGTATTAGTAGTAGGAGCACCTAATTACGATGTTTCAAGAATAGTGATTAACTGCCATGGAGATTACCCTAAAAATATTATAGAAATGAAACCTGAAGAAGCTGAATTTGTAAAATATTTCTCTAACGTATTTAAAGCAGTTAAAATAACATTTGCTAATTCATTCGGTAAAATATGCGATGAATTTGATATAGATTATAACTCAGTTTTAAAAGCCTTCGAATTAGAAAACGTAAAAGAGACAAGCTATTTAAAATACTCAGATGAATTAAGAGGATTTGGAGGAATGTGCTTACCGAAAGATGTTCAAGCTTTATCTAAGTTAGTAGAGAATAAAGATATCGATGTAAACTTATTTAAATTTATTTTAGATGAAAACGAAAAGTTTATACGATAGTTTTAAAACTCATAAAGAAGATTTTGAAACTATTCTGCTATGTAACTATGCTGAGCAGAATAAAACAGTATATTGGAAAGCTTCAGATACTGAAAATAAATTTAAGAGAAAATTAAAAGAAAAACCTGAAACGGTTTCTTACTGGAAAGATAAATCTATAGAATACAGGTATAATAACTACGGATTTAGGACTTATGACGATTTTAATAAAGACGATGAAGGAATTGTATGTTTAGGATGTAGTTTTACTGAAGGTATAGGATTACCTTTAGAATATAACTGGGGTTATAAGCTAGCAAAACATTTTAACTTAAAGCATTGGAATTTAGGTCAACATGCTATGGGACTCGAAACAGCTTTTAGACTTCTCCTTGGCGTTTCAGATTGGTTAAAATTCAAAAAAGTTTTTTTATTCGTCCCTCCTTTTTATAGAAATGAATTAATTGTAAGTGATAACGATTTTATAGAACCTTATTTAACCGAGGCTTCTGATGTAGATAAAGGATTTATACATTCAATGGGCGGCGAGGTTGATCCTCATATATTTAGTTCGTTTGAACCTAAAGTTACTAGATTCTATGAATCTATACTCTACGGTAGTCGGTTAAATGAAAGATTAAGAATGATTAGAAACCTTTGTTCTATTCAAGGATTATGTAAACAGTTAGGAGTAGAGTTTTACTATCAAACTTTTAGCAATCATTTTACTAAAAAAGCAAACCAAGAAGCTTATAGTATACCGGATAATGAATGTATAGATATACCTGCTAGAGATCAACATTGGTCTACTAAAAGACAGCATTTAATTTTTAAAAAATTTATTCAATTATATGAGAATAATAACAGGTGAAAATATTCAAGACTTATGTGATATTAGTATAAGTAAAAAAGAGCATAAAGTTTTAGAAAGTCAAAATCAACTTCAATCTATTGATATAGAGGAATATGATTTTACTGATTTTGATAACCCTTCAGTTGTGTACGTCAACAGTTCTTTGATAAATACTACTAAACCAAGTTTAACTAAATGTAAACTATATGATAAATTATCTCAATTTAAAAACCCTTTCGATTTAGTTCTACATAATTCTGATGATTCATTTGATAAAAAACATTTAAATTATTTTAATATAAAAAATATTAACAGAATATTTACTCAAAATATTAATACCGTTCATGAAAGACTATTTCCACTTCCTATAGGATTAGCTAATACAATGTGGGACTTTGGAGATATAAAGTATTTTACAGAACAATTGCAAAGCTTACCTAAGCAAGATAAATTTATTCATTTTAATTTTACTGTAGAAGGAGGAGCAAGAGATGAATATAGACCTCAATGTTATAAAGCCGCAGTTAATAAAGGTATCGAATTATCTCCAAGTTACAAATTTCATGAATATGTAAAAGAAGTAAGCAGATATAGATACTGCCTCAGCCCCGAAGGTAACGGTATAGATTGTCATAGGATGTGGGAGTGTCTGTACTTAAAAGTTATTCCTATTTGTCATCGTAATATATTAACTGAATATTTTTCTAAACTATTTCCTATAGTTTTAGTAGATGATTGGAATGATTTAGATTTAGATTATTTAAAAAATGAATTTAAACCTGACTGGTCTAATTATAAGCTACTAGATTTAGATAATTATTTAAACTTTATAAAATTTTATGATAAGTCATAAACATAAATTTATTTTTTTACATATACCTAAATGTGCAGGAACATCTATAGGCGAAAAGTTAAACTCACATTTTGACGAACTTTGGACTTATAGCGGTTTTAAAATACATCATGATGATTTAACTGAAGATATTTTAAAAGAGTATTTTGTTTTTACTATTGTAAGAAACCCATGGGATAGACTTTACTCTCAGTATAAATTTAGACCTTGGCTTAATTGCGAACCTTTTGAAAATACAGTTTATAATTTAGAAGAAAAATTTGAAGCTGCATACAATAAATCAGTAAGAAATATTCCGGAACATATCAATCCTAAATTAGATACTGCTTATAATAGAGCTAATTGGTATGACGAATTTGTGCATATACCTTCACAAGTTGAATTTTTAAATGGTAAATATAATGATAATATGAAAAAAATTTCGTATATTGATTATATAGGAAGGTTCGAAGATTTAGATAATTCATGGAAATATATATGTAATAAACTAAATATAGAATATAGTGAACTACCTCATAAAAATAAAAGTGAATATAAAGAATTAGACTATAGAAAAGCTTATACTTCTGAAACTAAAGAGTTTGTAGCTAAAAAGTATAGTGAAGATATAAAATTATTTAATTATGAATTTTAATTATTCTGGTGTTAGGTATTGGGGTAATAATTTTAAAAAATTTAACCATTTTGATATTATACCCTATAAAGATGTAGTAGAAGCATATATAAAAACATCTAATGAATTAAAACCAGATCATGAAAAATTTGGTTGGAATGAAAGACCTATAAATTCTGATACCGATAATTTAGATGATACTAAAAATTGGAACGGATTTGATCCGGTCTATTTTAATATTGACCCTACTGAAGAGACTGTTGTAATGGCAAAAGCTGATGTTATTTCTATGGATATGTCAGGCGTAGGTAATACTTGGGATAAATTTTTATATTTAACTTTACCTTATGAACTTATTAATGAGTATATGACTAATATGCACGATAATGAAGATGTAAGTATAGCAAGAAAGTTTATTATAGAAGTAGAAGATAAAGTAGGTTGGGAAGGGGAAGATTGGAAAAAAATAGAAAAAAAGTACGATGAATTATATCCTGCTACGTCTCAATATACTGATATGTACGAAACACATACTTGTATAAAATGGAAACAAGATTTTGATATTAGACAGTATATTTCAATTAAAAAAAATGGGTTACTTTTTCCTATATGTTATAATAGTATGTACCATATGTTAAGAAGAGGTACTCATAGAGCGGTACTGTTAGCTATGACTAAAAGCGATGTGCCTATATTTTTACAAGTACCTAACGAAAAACATTATAAAGTAACTACTCCTGAATTTTTTGGAGGTAAAAAGTTAGAAATGTGGGTTGATATAAACGAAAAAAAGTTAGATTTTAATTTAGTATGAAAAGTATAGCAGTTATAATACACGCTAGAAGGCAAAGCACTAGATGTCCTGATAAACATTTAAGAGATTTAGGAGATGGAAATACGTTAATTGATATTGCTATTGACAATGTTAGTAAATTAGAAAACGTAGAAGAAAAATATTTAGCTGTTTATGATAAAGAGCTGATAAAAAAAGGGACTGGCAAATTAGATATTCTATTAAGAGACTATGCAGCAGTAGCACCAGGTAATTGTCATCATAGTATTATGTACGACCATTTAAATGCTGTTGACTCTGATTATATTATTAATTATAATCCTTGCCAACCTTTTTTAGATATTAACAAGTTGCAAAAAGTTATAGACTGGTTTAAAGTATCAACAGCTCAAAGTGCTATAACTGTTAAAGAGACAAAGAACTTTTTTTGGGATAGTAAAAAATCTCCTGTTAACTTTAAACCTAACGATAGATTATCTACTACCTCAGGACCTTACTTATGGGAAGCTACACATTCGTTAGTAATGTATAAACGAAATTATATGTTAGACAATTGGGAATTATTTCCTAATACTTATAATGAACCTTTTCCTTATTTAATCGATTGGCCTGAAAAAGAATTAGTTGATGTAGATACTGAGTTAGATTTTGAATTAGTAAAATTATTATATGAAAAAGAAGTACGTAATTGATATTGACGATACTATATGTATAGAAAAAGGACCTGTAATTACTAGGCTACCCTATCGTGATAGAATTAAACAAATAAATGAACTGTACGATAAAGGGCATACTATTATTTTTTATACTGCTAGAGGTAATAAAAGCGGAAGAGGAGAAAAATATTATAGACCCATAACCGAAGCTCAATTAGAGTCTTGGGGAGTAAAATATCACCATTTATATTTTAAACCTTTTGATGCCGACATATTTATAGATGATAGGTCTATTCATCCTGACGATTTTTTCAAAAATTAATTATGAAGCAGTTTTTTAATATAGTTTTACCGATGGCCGGCAGAGGGTCAAGATTTAGAGAAGAGGGTTATACTGAATCAAAACCATTTATTAACGTTAATGGTAGGTACATGATAGAACATGTAATTCAAAATTTAGGAATAAAGTTCGATAGTAATTTCAAATTTATTATTATTTGTCAAAAAGCGGATTATGAAAAATACGATTTTAATTTTATTAATAAACTTATAGGTCACGATAATGTTGAAATAATTACCTTAGATAAAACTACTGAAGGAGCAGCTTGTACACTACTTACCGCTAAAGATTTTATAGATAATAAAGCACCTCTTTTGAGTTTTAACTCAGATCAAATGATAGATTACGATGCTAACGAAACTTTTAGTAGATTAAGTTTACATGATGGTGGAATGCCTTGCTTTTACGGAGAAAGTGATGATTGGAGTTATGCAAAAACTGATGGTGATGGGTACGTATTAGAAGTAGCTGAAAAAAAGAAAATATCAAATGACGCTACAGCAGGTTATTACTATTGGAGCAGAGGATCTGATTTTGTAAAATATGCTGAACAGATGATAGAAGCTAATGATAGAGTTAATAATGAATTTTATGTAGCTCCTGTCTATAACTATGCTATCAAAGATGGTAAAAAAATAGTAATAACTCATGTAGATCAAGTATACGAATTAGGAACACCTAAATGGTTAGAAGAGTATGCTACTGATCATTTAAGATTTGCTAATGAAAACGATTTCGATAGAGGAATATTTTATGAAACTCCTGAAAATGGACTTTTTGAAGTAAAGTGGCCGAAAGGTAATTTAAGATACCAATGGTACTATAAAGACGGTATAAGAGCAGACGGAATATCAAAAAGCTGGAATCCTGATGGTACTTTAAAATATACTACTTACTGGAAAGAAGGCAAAGAATATAAAAGAGAAAAAGAGTGAAAAAAGTAGCAATATGTTTTTGGGGACAAACTAGAACGTTTAATACCTTACCAGAATACTTTAAACTTAAGCATGATAATATTAAGTTTGATTATTTTATTAGTACTTGGGATGATTTTCAAGACAAATCTCATTTTAACTCTTTTCAAGGAAAAGAATTTATAGATCCTGAAATAATGGATTTTAAAAATAATACTGATAGAGCTTTTTACTTAATTCATAGAGTTAATAACTTAAAGTCTAAATATGAATTAGATAATGGTTTTGTTTATGATTATATATTATGGACTAGAAGTGAAATACTATTTGAAACTAAATACTTATTAGAGTATATAGAGAGTAAATTAAATTTTACAAAATACGATAATAACCATAAACTAACCGAAGTAAATACATTTTCAGATATAAAAACTGAAATAGATAGAGATTCACAAGAAAAGGTTCTAAGATTAGATGCGGATTATTCATTTTTAGGTACCTCACTTGCTTTCGATTTATATGCCTCAGGTTGGAAATATTATTTTAAAAGTAGAAAGTGTGATAATTTTCATGCTAATTCTGGAGGCCATCATGCTCATGCTACAGTAATAAAGAAATTTAACTTAGAAGCTGTTAAATGTAAAATAGCTCATAAATTTCAGTTTAGTAAACTATATAAAAGAGAGGTATGACGAAACCTATTACATATGCTTATTTAGAGACTACAAATTATTGTAATCTACAATGTTCGTTCTGTAACAGACATGAAGTTATTGGAGCATTACAGCATATGCCTGTATCTAAGTTTAGAAAAATGTTAGAAGGGCTAAAACATCACCCTATCGAAGAAGCAAAACTAATGGGAATGGGAGAACCTATGCTTCATCCTCAATTTGATGAAATATGTAAAACTTTTAAAGAATTTTTTCCCGATGCATTTTTAATAGTTGCAACTAATTGTCAATATCCTGTTAAACCTCATACTAAAATGGGTATTAAGTTTCAAAACTGTATGAAATATATAGATTTATTATATTTTAGTATTGACGGTTATAAAGAATCTTATGAAAGAGATAGAGCTCCAGCTAAATGGAGTAAATTAATATCATTTTTAGATAACTTTCAGTATATGGATAGAAGTAACTGTAGAGTAACTTGTAATTACGTAGTAAATCCTCAGAACGTTCATGATATTCCCCTTATAAACGAAAGAATTGTAAAGCAGTACAATTTAGAAGAATTGAGATTAAATATAGCACAAGATTGGTCTGCAGATAAATCGATGCCGGGTGGCTATTCTGAAAAAGATTTACTATATTTAAAGAATAACTGGAAAGATAATATAAAAGGGAAAGATGAATGGGATTTTCCTGATTGTTTTTGGGTCAAGAACGGTATTTACACGACTGTGGAAGGTCACGTTAAGATGTGTTGCCTTAATACAGGAGCTAAACCGTTTGGCAATCTTTTTGAGAATACGATAGATGAGATTAGAGAAAGCAAAGATTATTTAAATGTAAAAAATGGTTGTTTAACTAATAAACCTACATCTCATTGTAAAAATTGTTCTTATAAAGAATTAACTCCAATGCTATCATTAATAAGAAATTAAGTTATGGATAAATTAAAATTCAATACTAGGTCTGAAAAGATATTAGTTGTTGCTGGTTGTTCTCATACGCAAGGATCTGCTTTTGTTAAATCTAATAAATTTGATCCTAAATCAGGTAACATAAATAATAAAGGAGAAAAATTATATGAACTAGCCTCATATAAACTCAAACAAAAATACGGTAAAGACTATATTACTTCTGATTGGTTAACTAAGAATTTAACTTGGGGAGGAAAATTAGCTAAAATACTTAAAATAAAAGACGTATATAATTTTGGTTTAGGAGGATTAGGTATAGACGCAGTAATTAGAAGTTTATTTAACTACACTAAAGATATAGTTTCATTAAGAGACCATCTCTTTGTTATACAGATTCCTTGCTCTGACAGAAAAGAGTTTTTAGCTAACGACTATAAGATTCACAAAAGAGTAAACGATGAAATTAAAGAGGATAAATGGCATTTAACTTGTATCAAGCACTATGCTGATATGTATGGTGATGAATTTGGTTTTGGAACTAATAAAGATTTTAAAAAAGAATACTTTTTAAGACATTTTCAAAGTAGTTTAGTAGAAATTTTATCCTATAAAGAACTATTAATACTTCAGTCTTATATAGAAGGCAAAGGAGGACAGATAAGATTTTTCGATAGACCTTTTTCTTCACCTAAAACTCGTACTATACAAGATGAAGAGTTAAATAGTAGTTTATATAAAAATTATGAAGCAATTTCTTTCCATCCTAACGAAATAGAGCATATGAGTTTTAAACAGATATATGATTCTTTGAATATAATTAATTTAGAAGATCTTCAAGTATATCGAAAAAAATTAAAAATAGAAAACTCATGGACTCTTCATAGTGACGGTACTTTGGTAGGGGATCATCATTATAATGAATTAGGTAATCAAGCGTTAGCACAAACTATATTTAAAAATATAGATAATAAAGCTTTGCCTTTCGTTTATCAGAATGTAGAAACTAAAGACGGAAAAGAAATATTAGGTAAATCTTTATTTTAATGAAAAGTTATTTAAAAAATGTACTTAGAAAAAGTAACCAAGAAGATAAAAGTAAGTACAAAATTAATCTAAGCCAGAACGAAAGAAATGCAAGCCTTCCTAATAGTCTATTTTTAAAATTTAAGGAAAGCATAACTGAAAAAGATCTTTTTTTCTATCCTAATACTAATAACCTTATAGAGAAAATTAGCAATTACCAAGGATTAGATAGTTCTAATATTATGCTTACTCCTGGTTCTGATATTGGTATAAAAACTTTATTTGAGGTATTTGATGTTAAAGATAAAAATATAGTAACTACTAATTTTTGTTTTCCTATGTACGACGTATATAGTAGTTTATATCAAACTGAATTAAGAAAAGCAAGATACAATAACATAACCTTTAATATCAGAAACATACTTGATAAAATTAATAAAGATACACAGTTTGTTATTATAGCTAACCCTAATTCTCCTGTTGGTGACTATTATGACTTTAAAAAAATTGAAAAGCTTTTAGATACAGGTATTTATGTAATTATAGATGAAGCATACCAAGAATTTACAGGTAAAGAAAGTTTTATATCAAAAGTAAATCAATATAAGAATCTAATAGTTTTAAAAACTTTTTCCAAAGCTTATGGAGCAGCAGGTTGTAGAGTAGGTTATATAGCTAGTCACAAAGATAATATTGAAATAATAAGTAAGTTTAGATTTATGTATGAAATATCTAGTCTTGGAATGAAGTATGCTGAGTTTATTTTAGACAATATCGACTATTATAATAGGTACATAGAAAAAACTATGGAATTGAAAAATAAAACTGTTAAAAAACTATCTATGAAAACTATAAATTTAGTAGATACTTCTTCTAGTTGGTTTTTTATAGAATCTAATCGTAAAATAGAAAGAATATTTGAAAAAAATAACGTAAGTTATAAGTTATGTACTCTTCCGATAAAAGGTAAGTTTATAAAACTTAACTATGATCTTATATTAAACGACTCTCAGTTAATTAAAGATTTATTAAATGTATAACTATAATCAAGAAACGAAAAAAAGGTTAGATAAAGTTTTAAAATTAAACGATATTTACCATATAACTTCTTTACCGATAGAGTTTGCTTCTATTGACGCTGGTGGATTTGCAGCTAACCCTACTTTCTTATCTTTTCAATGGATTTATGATAGATTGGGATTTTATAATTCAATTAGACAGTATGATACTTTTATGAGAAGAATTATCGAATTTCAACAAGCAGGAGATTTTCTAAATACCTTAAGGCAGAGGTTAAATATTACTCATGAAATGATAAAGTGTAATTTAGATAGTAATTTACCTGTGCATATTACTTGTTGTAACAAAGAAGGAAAAGAAGATAATAAATTTTTAGATTTAAAAAATATTAAAAAAGATGATTTTCTTATAAGTATTCATCCTGGTCAAACAAGAGCTCAAGGAAGTGTATTTTTAAGAGATCCATTAAAAAACGTTTTACTCTATATTAAAAAAGATCAAAAAATAGAAGTTAAAAATTATGATTTTATAAAAAAACTTACTACTAAAAATGAAATAATAAAAGTATATAGAGAAGATAATACACTTCACGGCGGTGGAGAAAGTGAAATAGATTTTTTTATGCCTGGAAATGCAAAAGATATAGAAGATGGTTTAAAAAAACATATACAGACCGATACATTTATTCTTAAAGCTAATAATATTAAAACACCAGGTAAAGATGGTAGTTTACATTCAAGCGTTACATACTTACCTAAGACTTTTATTTCTATGAATGATTTTGCTAAAATATTTTTTAGTAACTATCTAAAAATATATACTAATAATAGTAAAAGAGCTGTTGAATTAATAGAAAGAGGAAGAAAAAAACTTTTAAATAGCATATTAAAAGATGAAAAAGATAAATACCTTTATTCTAAGTTAACCAGAATATCTAGAGATATGCTTAAAGAGAAAGAACTAAACGGAGGATCAACATGGGGTAGATGGGCTAATTTAGGTAAATTAAATCACGATTTTATTATTCAGAATTTGACTGATGAAGAAGCTCTTATAGGAGAAATGACTAATACTTTAATAAAAATAAGTAAAGAAGAAAGTATTCATAACCTCGGTTATAACTATATTGAAAAAGATATCAGTGACTATAAAAAAATAGTTGAAGATAATTCTTATAAAGGTTTCTGTATAGTAGTAAATACCGAAGAACTTAAAACTTTCGAAAGAGATTTAGCTGAATTGTTTTTCTGTATACCTGCTTCTTATTCTTTAGCTAGAACTAAAAATAAAAGTATTGCTATAATAAACTGTGAGCATAAATACTGGAAAGGAGAAGGAGAAATAAAAGAATATATTATTAATGATAATTTTTGTAAAGAATGGCATCAATAGGCTTCTTAACACCATATAAACATTTACCTGACTTTAAAAATTATGTAGAAAATAATTTTAAATGTCTTAATTTAAGCAAAATTAAAAAAGAAGAAATAAAAATGTTTAAAGGAGTCGATTATTTATTTGGAGCTCCTAATTACTTAAACTACATAATAGAAGATAATGATATAAAAGGTACAAATATAAAAGGTATAGTATCTCCATCAACAGGTTTAAACCATATTAAAGTAAAATCAGTTCCTATATTTAGTATAAAAAATGATAAAGTATTAGATACTATTACTTCAACAGCTGAACATAATCTTTATTTAATTTTAGCTATTATTAGACAGACCGGCAAAATACAAGAGCTAAGTAAAATGACTTTAGGTATTTTAGGTTATGGAAGATTAGGAAAATTAATTTATAATATATCTAAAAATATATTTAAAGAGGTGTTAGTGTCTGATTTAGACCATACTGATAGTACTTTTTTTAAAGATACTGATTTTTTAAGTATTAACATAGATTTAAGAGAAGAAAATAAAAACTTTATTAATAAAAAATACTTAAATAAGTTTGATAAGAATATATTTATTATAAATACAGCAAGAGGTGAAGTTGTTGACGAAGATGATATTTTAAATAATATTACTTCCGGAAAGATATTAGGTTATGCTACTGATGTTATAAAAGAAGAACATTCAACTAAAGCTACTAACTTAAAAATTTCTAACGATCCTCGTATAATTAAAACTAGCCATATAGGAGGAACTGCTATACAGGCACAAGAGGTTGCATATAAACATGTTATTAGTAAATTAGATGAAAAAATACGATAATATTATTTCAACGGGCTGTAGTTTTGTATTAGGAGCTAATATTCAAGATAGTAATGATAATTGGGTAGGCGAAAAATATAGATTTTCAAAATTATTATCCGATTATTACTCAGCTAAGGAGTATAACGACTCTGTTCCTGGTTCTGGCAATGAAAGAATTCTCAATACTATATTTAATACTTATCAAAAACTTAAATCGCAAAAGAATCTTTTTATAATTGGTTTAAGTGGAATTACTAGAGAATTATTTTTTACTAATAATAGAGATGAATATTTTGATATCCATGCTCACGATTTATTAGACGAAGAAGTACGTTTTAAAAAATTAGGTACTAAATTATTTGGTAGTGATTATGATATAGAATGGATAAAAAAATGGAGATATTTAAATCTTAAGTATTTTTATAATTATAATCAAGCTAGAACTACATTACAAAGAAATATTCTTTTTTTAGATGGATTTTTTAAAAGTAGAAATGTAGATTATATCCTTTTTAACTCTATTAGTGATGATATAGATGAAATAAAAAAAGATATTAATTATTTTAGCTTTAATATTAAAGATGGTAAATCATATCCTAAAACCGATCATACTAAAACTAACAGTTCTAAAGAAGATGATACTTGGTACCATTATTTAAGACTAAGACAAGAAGAAATAAACCCAGACTTTAATAATAAAGTATATAGAAGTAGTAAACCTGAATACGGTAAGTGGTTCTGCGGCGGCCATCCATCACCTAACGCTAATAAGGATTTAGCAGATAAATTAATAAAAAAAATAAACATATTATAATGCATTGGAGAAAATTTGATAAATATAAAAATGCTTTTAATTTTATAGAAGAAAATAAACCTGCCCTTATAGTTGAATACGGATCAGGAGGTAGTACTTTACATCTTTATAACTGCTTAAAAGAGCTAAATTATGGGGGTAGATTAATTACATATGAAGATAGTGAACAGTATCGTAATATTATAGTGGATGAGTTTCCTTACCTTGCAGATATTATAAAAATAGCACCTATAGAATTCGTAGATAAGGTTAAAGGTAAGGTTAAGTATGTACACGATTATGAGGAAATAAAAGATGTTGAGTTAGTAATAATAGACGGCCCTGATTATAGAGTTCATAAGACAGCTAACGGATTACCTTCTAACTTAACAACTAATTTAGAAGATATAAATAATTATTTTAACAAACACGTACCTTATTTTATAGATGGTAGATCAGGATGTGTTAATTATTACAATAATCTAAATTATTCTAATTTTATAGAACAGCACTGGCCGGTAAATTAATTTATTTATGAAAATAATATCTGAACTTTGTCAAAACCATAACGGTAATTTAGAGACGCTAGAAAGCATGATTAGATCAGCTGCAAAAAATAGCGATATACTAAAAATACAGTCAATTAAAGCTAATACTTTAACTAATAGAGAAGAGTTTGAAGAGTTTAGACCATTCAAAGGTGAATATGATAGATTAAAAGGATTAGAATTATCTAAAGAAGACGAAGAGTTTTTTATTTTTAAGTGTATGGAGTATGGAGTCGATTCTATGACTACTATTTTTACCCCAGATCATGCAGATTATTTTAATGAACTAGGTTATACTAATTTGAAATTATCAGGATACTCTATACCTGCTTTTGATTATGGTACTAAATTAAAAGATTTTAACTTTAAAAAATTATATTTTTCTGCTTCTAGTTTATCTTTAGATGAAATATCACTTACTATAAAGAATCTAAGAGAATTAAATATAGATTTCTGTTTATTAGGTTGTACATGTGTTTATCCTACTCCTTTAGAAAAAGCAAACCTACAAAATTTACCTTTTTATAAATTTTATTTTAATTTAGAAGAAATAGGATATAGTGATCACTCTAATCCTTACCAGGATAATTTACTTACTACTAAGCTAGCTATTTTTCAAGGAGCAGATGTAATTGAAAGGCATTTTACTATATTAGAAAAAGATCAAACTAGAGACGGAAAAGTATCTATAAATGCAAATATGTTATCTGAACTAAAACGATTTAGCAGATTAGATAAATACGTACAGTATAATGAACTAAATGAATTTAACGAACAGCAAATTTTTAATCATAAGTACTACAGAGGTAGATTTAAATAAATTATGAAGGTATTATTAACTAATGGTGATAGCTGGACGCAAGGAGATTCTCCTGCTCAAACTAAATATTTAGAAACTAATAAAACTTTAGATTGGTACGATATTATACCTAACTTTGGTTACCCGAAAGGTAAGCACAGCAAAAAAATAGTTTATAAGTTTTACGGTAGTGAAGTTTGGCCTAAGGTTTTAGGAAGAAAGCTAGGAATAGAGACTTGGAATGCAGGAAGATTAGGTGATGATAATAAAGGTATAGCTTGTAGAACTATTAATAGTATAGAATATTTAAAATCTTTAGGTAAAAAAGATATTTTTGTTGTTATAGGCTGGACTACTGCATTTAGAACACCGGTTATTAAATGGAATGAAGTTAAGGAAGCATTCACTATGCATCATGTTAGACCTCATACTCAAGGAGTAGAAAACTTAGAGTTTTATGGGAAGACAATTTTAGAGTTTACTAATGAATGTCTTAATAACATCTTATTTTTACAATATTACTTAGAATATAATAATATCGATTATCTTTTTTTCAATGCATTTGATGAAATAACTATCAACCAAACTGTACCTATGAGACATTTAGTTAAATATAAAAACTGGGTTGATAATAATATTCACCCAGGGCATTTTAAAGATTATATTTTACGTACTGCAAGATTAGATGATTGGAATAACAATGAATATTTTGATACTTGGCATCCTAAGGATAATGCTCATACCTTATGGGGGGAATATTTGTATGAATATATAAAAAATAATAAATGAAAAAAGTAGTTAATTTAATTATTTTTGATTTAGATGGAGTACTAGTAGAAGCTAAAAATTTGCATTTCCAAGCTTTAAACGAAGCGTTATCTGAAGTTAATCCTGGTTATAAAATAGATTGGACTGATCACCTTAATAAGTATGATGGTTTAAAAACTTATCAAAAATTAAATTTATTATCTGATGAAAAAGGATTACCTCGTGAAATACATAAACAGGTATGGGAAAGAAAGCAACATATAACTTTAAGTAAACTAAGTAAAATAGAACATAATAACGACTTAGTTGAAATATTTGTTAATCTATATAATCGAGGATTTAAATTAGCTGTCTGTAGTAATTCTATTAGACGAACTTGCTTAACAGTTTTATCTAAATTAGGATTAATAGAGTACTTAGATTTAATTATATCTAACGAAGATGTAAAAAATAGTAAACCTCATCCTGAAATGTATTGGAAAGCAATATCAATGATGAGCTGCTTACCAGAAGAAACGTTAATAGTAGAAGATTCACCTTATGGATTATTAGCGGCAGCACGTTCTAAATCTCATATACTAAGAGTTAAGAATCCTTCTGAAGTTACGTATGCTAATTTAAATAATAAACTTAATCAAATTGAAATGGGAGAAAAACAAGCAACTCCTGCTTGGAGAGATGAAAAGTTAAACGTACTAATACCTATGGCAGGTGCAGGAAGTAGATTTGAACAAGCCGGTTATACTTTTCCTAAACCTTTAATAGATGTCAAAGGAAGACCTATGATTCAAGTAGTAACTGAAAATTTAAATATAAAAGCAAATTATATTTACGTAGTGCAAAAAGAACATAGAGAAAAATATAACTTAGATACTTTACTAAATTTAATAACCCCAGGGTGTAAAATAGTAGAGACTCAAGGTATAACTGAAGGAGCAGCATGTACAGCTTTATTAGCTAAGAAATACATTAATAATAATAATCCATTATTTTTTGCTAATTCTGATCAATTCGTAGAATGGGATTCTAACGAGTTTTTATATAAAATGAATGAAACTAATGCAGATGGAGGTATTGTAACTTTTAAAGCTACACATCCTAAATGGTCATTCGCTAAAATAAATGAAGAAGGATTAGTTACCGAAGTAGCCGAAAAAAATCCTATATCTGATACAGCAACTGTTGGATATTATTATTGGAAAAAAGGTTCTGATTTTGTAAAGTATGCAGAAGATATGATAAATAAAGACATTAGAGTAAATAATGAATTTTACGTTTGTCCTGTTTTTAATCAAGCTATACAAGATAAGAAAAAAATAAGAACATATAATATTAATAAAATGTGGGGGTTAGGAACTCCTGAAGACCTTAAATACTATTTAGAAAATTATAAATGATTTTAATATCACATAGAGGAAATATTGACGGACCTGAACCCAATACTGAAAATAAACCTTCACGTATACAGTATACTATATCACAAGGATACGATGTAGAAGTTGACTTTTGGTTTGTTAATAATAAGTTTTATTTAGGTCATGATGAACCTCAGTATGATATCCCTATTGAATTTTTAGAGCAGAGTTATACTAAATTATGGATACATTGTAAAAACGTAGATGCTATAAATAAATTGCATGAACTTGATAGAGGTGGTTTTTATTTAAATTACTTTTGGCATGAAGAAGATAAAGTAGCATTAACGTCTAAAGGATACCTCTGGGCTTATCCAGGAGTAGAATGTTCTAATGCAATAGCAGTAATGCCGGAATTGGCTGATAAAGATTTTAAACCTGATAATGTTTTAGGTATTTGTAGTGACTATATATTAAGATATGAATAAAGTTGAATTAAAAAAAGAACATTTATTAGAAATAGAAGAGCTATCAAAAATGAGAATAAAACTCAAAAACGAACTAGCATCTATACAAGCTACTGAAATAGAACTTCAAAATCAAAAAGATGTTGCTAGAGTTAATTATAATAAAGTTAAAGCCTATGAAATAGAGTTAGGTAAAAAATTAACTAATATTTATGGCAACGGACGAATGAATTTAGAAACTAAAGAATTTATTTCTGATTAGTAGTATTTTCACCTTTCTTTTGTATATTTATATATGTGAATAAAGACCATTATATTAAAAATGGTTTCGATTTTCCTTATATATTTATAATAGACGAAATATAAACTTAACCAAACATGGCAGAAACAATTATCTCCCCAGGTGTTTTTCAAAGAGAAAATGATATCTCTTTTATTAACCCAGCACCAGTTGAAGTAGGAGCGGCAATACTTGGACCTACAGTGAAGGGACCTGTTGAGATTCCTACAGCTGTAACTTCTTTTAACCAATACGTAAGATTATTTGGCGAAACATTCGATAATGGAGCCGCTAAAGATGAATACTTAACATCACTTGCTGTAAAAAATTATTTTAGCCAAGGAGGTGATACAGTATTAGTAACAAGAATCGTATCTGAATCTTCAACATGGACTCACGCTGTAAATACACACATATCTTCATCTGAAAATGCAAGTATACAACCTTTCGAATTAGCAACATTAGGAAAAGGTAAAATTTATAATGCAGGTACAGGATCAGGTGATGCATTAAATCCAAAAGCAAATTATGTTAATTCAGACAATTCATTAGTAAGTGGTTCTGAAGATAATTTAAGATGGGAAATTTCTAACAAAAACGAAAAGAAAGGTACATTTACTCTTTCAGTACGTAAAGGAAATGATAACCATAATAATAAGATAGTATTAGAAACATTTAATAATATTTCATTAGATCCAAATAGTGAAAATTATATTGAAAAAGTAATCGGTACTCAAGTTCAAGCTATTTCAGCTGACGCAACTCAAATTACTACAACCGGTGATTATGTAAATAAATCTAATTATATCAGAGTATCTAAAGTTAACAGTAAGACATTAAATTACTTCTCTACAGATGGAGTAACAGTTCAATCTTCTTCAGCAGGAGTAGGGTATAAGAAATTATTACCTATTAATACTTCTGGTTCATTTTATAATGCCAACGGTTTAACAGCTATAGCATCAGCATCGTTAAATCTATACCAGAATATAAGTACTGCTACGCAAGGAGTTATTGCTACAGATTATAATAACGTTATTACTTTATTAGGAAATAAAGATGATTATAAATTTAACGTTATTTCAGCTCCAGGATTATTTAAAAATAATCATTCAACTCAAATTGATAATATTATATCATTAGCAGAAAGCAGAGGAGACTGTATCGCAGTAGTAGATTTATATCCTCACGGAGCTTCAGTAGCTAACGTAACAGGTCAAGCAGATGTATTAAATTCATCTTATGCAGCAGCATACTGGCCATGGTTACAGACTCAATCAGCTACCGGTAAGAACGTATTCGTTCCAGCTTCAGTATTTATTCCAGGAGTATATGCATTTACTGATGGAGCAGCAGCACCATGGTTTGCACCTGCAGGATTAGTAAGAGGTGGAATCGTAGGAGTAATTCAAGCAGAAAGAAAACTTTCAAGATCTCAGAGAGATACATTATATGATGCTAAAGTTAATCCAATTGCTACATTCCCTGGATCAGGTATTGCAGTATTTGGTCAAAAGACTTTACAGACTAAAGCATCAGCTTTAGATAGAGTAAATGTTAGAAGACTATTAATCGAGCTTAAAGAGTTTATTGGTAACCAAGCTCAAAACTTAGTATTCGAACAAAATACTATAGCAACAAGAAATAAATTCTTAGCAGCTGTTAATCCATTCCTAGACTCAGTAGTACAGAGACAAGGTTTATTTGCTTTTAGAGTAGTAATGGATGATACTAATAATACTGCAGACGTAGTAGATAGAAATCAATTAGTAGGTCAGATATTTATTCAACCAGCTAAAACAGCAGAATTTATAGTACTAGACTTTACAGTAGAACCAACAGGAGCTACTTTTGGTCAATAATTTTAAGAATATAGATATTTATAATAAATAAAGAACATGGCAGTACTAGACGCAAACGACATAATGTTTAGAGCTTTTGAACCAAAGGTTCAGAATAGATTTGTATTAAACATCGATACTATTCCAGCCTTTATGGTAAAAAACGTAAAAGCTCCAACTTTTACAGATAACGTAGTAAAGCTTGACCATATTAACTCTTATAGAAAAATCAGAGGAAAAAGAGAGTGGGATGATATAACAATGGTATTATATGATCCAATTACTCCTTCTGGAGCTCAAGCAGTAATGGAGTGGGCTAGACTTTCATATGAGTCAGTAACTGGTAGAGCAGGTTATTCTGATTTTTACAAAAAAGATTTAACTCTTAATATTTTAGGACCTGTAGGAGACATTATAGGTGAGTGGGTTATCAAAGGAGCATTCTTAACTAATGGAGACTTTGGTCAGTACGATTGGGCTACAGACGAAGTAGTTGATCTATCAATCACAGTAGCAATGGATTATTGTATCCTTAACTATTAAGATTTTTATACATACATTTTAAATTAACCCAGCTCGTCTGGGTTTTTTTATATAATGAAAGTAGCAGTTATAATAATAGGCAGAATAGATTTTTTAAATAAAGATAACTATAATCTTAATTTAAGCCTTTTTAAAGATTCCGATATATTTTTTCATACTGATTTTGACTATAAAAAAGAAGGTATGAAACTTAAACCTAAAGATTTTATATTTACTAAACCTGAAGTAGGTAATAACATAATAAAAGAATATAAAAATAAGTATAAATTACTACATAAAAGAGTAGAAAAATTAGGTCTAAAAAATAATATACATTACGGTCATAATTTTGATAGAGTAGTACAGTGGTGGAGGTATAATGAATGTATTAATGAATTTAAATTACAAGATTACGATTATGTAGTAAAATGGAGAACAGATGCTTCTAAAGTATACCCTTTATTAACTAATAGCTTTGAGAATTTGGTAGAAATATACGGTTCTCTCAAAGGTTATATAGAAAAACAATCATTTAATAAGGACTATCTTTATATGTTTAGAGATTTAATCTTTTTCGGTTCTCCTGAAGTAATTAAAAAAGTAGACTTTTATAGTAATGTTGAAGATTATATAGGAAATCAAAATGAAAATATACAATATAGTAAGTCTTTGATAGATAAATGTGATATTAAAAGCGGAAGATTTCAATGGTTAGAATATGAAAATAGACCATTTTTACATTTATTTTCAAGTGAAACAGCTATGATTAAAAAAGTATTAAGCGAAAATATAATTATAAAAGATTTCTTTAAATAGTTGTTTTCAAAATATTTTTTTACTATATTTATTATAGAACCGGTTTTAACTAAATAAAATTTATGGAATCAAAGTTTAAAATACCTACGGAAACGGTAGAATTACCTTCCAAAGGGTTATTATATCCTAAAGATTCTCCTCTTGCAAAAGGCGAAATAGAAATGAAGTATATGACAGCCAAAGAAGAGGATATCTTAACTAATCAAAACTTTATTAGAAATGGTACAGTTATTGATAAACTATTAAAGTCTCTTATTGTTACCGAAGGAGTAAATTACTCAGATCTATTAGTAGGAGATAAAAATGCTATTATGATAGCAGCTAGAATTTTAGCATACGGGCCAACTTATTCATTTAATTGGAAAGGAAATAATGTTGACGTAGATCTTTCTGAAGTAAATAATAAAGAAATTAAAGAAGATCTATTTAAAAATGGTAACAAATTTGATTTTACTTTACCTTCAGGTAATGAAGTTACTTTCAAACTATTAAGTCATCAAGACGAAGTAGCAATTGATAGAGAATTAGCAGGTCTTAAAAAGATAAATAAGAACGATTCGAGCCAAGTTACAACCAGGCTTAAAAGAATCATTACCTCAGTTAATGGATTAACTGAAATAAAAGATGTTAGGGAATTTGTAGACAAATATATGCTAGCTACTGACGCTAGAGCATTGAGAAAGCATTATAGCGATATACAGCCTGATGCTGATCTTTCTTTTGTAGTAAATGCAGAAGACGGTGGAGAGGAGGTCATCGATATTCCCATTGGGATCGGCTTTTTTTGGCCTGACTCCGGAGAATAGGCTTAATATTTTTACTCAAATTCATGAAATATGCTTTCATGGACAGGGAGGTTATAACTGGGAAACAGTTTATAACATGCCGATATGGTTAAGAAGATGGACTTTCGAAAAAATGAAAGAACATTATGAGAAAAAAAGTGAAGCTGAAAAAAATGCTTATAGTAAATCCTCTAATAAAAAGAGAGGTAAAATAAATAGACCTAATATTAAACCATCTTATAG